CAGACACCGGAGACAGACAGATGGCCAGTGAGGTGCAGGTCGCGGTAGCGACGATCATCAACGAGAACCCAAAGGCGACCAACGACGAAGTCGCCGCAAAGGTGCGGGAGATGATCCCAGGCGCATCGACCACGGCCGCTTCGGTCTCGAGCATAAAGTCTCGCCTCAAGAAGCTAGGCGAGCCGACCGTCGACGACGACGGTAACATACAGCTTCCTCAACCCGCAGCAGCTCAGCCTCTACCCACTTTCGGGCGCTACGCCGAGCACGACCCTGAGGAGAGCCTCGAGGACGCAAAGGCTCGCATCGCGAAGCGCTACCTCTCCATGGAGCGCATGGCTCAACGCGTCGTTGACGGACACATTCCCTCACTCATCATCAGCGGCCCTCCCGGATTGGGCAAGTCGTTCACCGTCATGCAGGCCGTCGAGCAACTCGACGAGGAACAGTACGACGTCATAAGCGGGGCCATCACAGCAGTCGGCCTCTACATTGCCCTGTGGAACATGAGAGAAGGTGGCATAATCGTACTCGACGACTGCGACGATGTGTTCCGCGACGAGACGGCACTCAACCTGTTGAAGGCCGTACTCGACAGCACTCCGGTCCGTCGCGTCTCTTGGCGTAAGCGTGCGCCTTGGCTCGACGAACTCGGCATAGACGACAGCTTCGACTTCAAAGGCTCAGTCGTCTTCCTCACGAACGTGGACTTCGAGAAGGCCGTCGAGAGCGGCAACCGCAGCGGCAAGCACTTCGAGGCGCTGATGGACAGGTCCATGTACCTGTGCCTCACGCTCCGTGCGCGTCGTGACTTCATGATACGCATCCGCCAAGTCAGCGAGGGCGAGACCGGCATGCTCTGTAAAGACCCTCAGCTCGAGCTGACCGAGGAGCAAGCGGAGGAGGTGCTCGACTTCGTGTCAGAGCATCAGACCCGCTTCTACGGCCTGTCGCTGCGACTGGTCAGACAGGTCGCTCAGTGCATGCTGGCAGACCCCGATGACTGGAAGGACGACGTCGAGGCCACTAAGATGAGGACCGTATGAGACAGCTGAGCTTCGACCTACGGACCAAGGTGAACGAGCTTCGAGCCTACGACTGTGACAGGCGTACAGCCGGCACGCTCTTCAAGGCAGCGAAGGGGCACGTCTCAATGACCGACTGCCTAGAAATGGCAGTCGCCTTCCGCCAAGATCGAGAACAGGCCATAGAGCTGCAGTGTGCGGTTCGAGGTCAGATGCAACACTCAACCCGGGTCCGTTGACCCATCAGTGCAAGGAGAAAGACAGATGCACCAGATACCCCTACACCACAAGCGCGACGTTCCTCTGACGAAGGCCCAGAAGACCGCTCGCGCCGAGCACGCCATGCACATGATGCAGCTCAACCACGAGGGCTTCCGCAAGCCTAAGACGTCGCCTAAGCGGATGATGCGGGCCCGAGGCGGTGAGTATATGAGCATTGCCGAAAAGACGGCCGTCGCGGCTGACATGATGGAGCCGTACAAGCCGGTAGCCGCTGAGGTCCGCGCTAACCGCCACGCAGGCGTTGCGGGTAAGACCGGCTCCGAGCGTAAGGCATACGCTCGTCAGCGTCAGAGCGGAGGGACGGTACATTGACCCTCATTCAGTACAAGGAGCACCGCTTCCGCAAGTCGGTGCTCGGGGTGATCAACCAGGCAAACACGATCCTAGCCGAGATGGGCGCGATGGGCTACACGCTCACCCTCCGCCAGCTGTTCTACCAGTTCGTCCGTCGCAACTGGATCGAGAACACGGAGCGCAACTACAAGCGCCTCGGTCGCGTCGTCACGGACGCGCGAGAAGCCGGCCTCATGAGCTGGACGGCCATCGAAGACCGCGGGCGTAACTGCGAAATAAACGCCTACACGGAAGACCCGTCAGAAGTGCTAAACGGCATTGAGTTCGGGCTGAACGTCGATCGTTGGGCCAAGATGGACGACTACGTCGAGGTCTGGGTCGAGAAGCAGGCGCTCGAGAGCGTGATCGCAAAGCCGTGTCGCAAGTGGCACACGCCTTTCATGGCCTGTAAAGGCTACCTGTCTGCGAGCGAGGCCTGGCGTGCCGGACTTCGCTTCCAGCAAGCAAGGCAACAGGGCAAGCGTCCAGTGCTCATCCATCTCGGCGACCATGACCCGTCCGGTATTGACATGACCCGCGACAACGGCGATCGTCTCGAGCTGTACTCCCGCCAGGGTGTAGAGGTCCGGCGCATTGCGTTGAACATGGACCAGATCGAGCAGTACGACCCGCCACCGAACCCGGTGAAGGGTTCTGACAGTCGCTGGCGCAAGTACGCAGAGGAGCACGGCAACAACTCGTGGGAGCTAGACGCCTTGGAGCCCAAGGTGCTCGACGACCTCATCCAAGACGCCATCACGACCCACATCGACATGGACAAGTGGGACGAGGCCGTGCGGGAGGAAGACGAGAAGCGGGCCGACCTGGCTAAGCTGCACGAGCGCTGGCCTGAGCTGCAGCGCCTCGTGAACATTGAGGGCAAGCCTCTCGAACGACTACGCATGTATGACTTCGCTGTCGACCATGGACAGTCACTCAACACCCTCGAGTTTCTTGACTGGATTGCTGGGCGTCTTGTTGAAGTGTATGGAGAGAGTGAAAACGTTGACTTTGTGTTGTCACTGAAAGAGCGGGCTAACTTGTTGCGCAACGCGCGGGTAGGACCGTGAGCCTGATAAGCAAAGACATGTACCTCCGCGGCCGACAGGCCGCGGAGGCACTCGAGGGTACTGCTCAGTCCCTCCATGACGTAGCTTCTGACGAGGAACAAGACGACCCGAACTTCTGCGCTGCACTCGACGAACTCGTCTTCTGCTGTGCTGAGTGCGGGTGGTGGTGCGAGACAGGAGAAGCGTGTGAAGGAGACAGCGGAGAAGACGTCTGCTCGGACTGTAGCGAGACGTAGCTCGGAAGACAAGGCGACCATCGACTTCGAGACCCGCTCGGCCTGCGACCTGTTGAAGCAAGGCGGGTGGGTCTACTCGGAGCACGAGAGCACGGAGGCCATGTGCCTCGCGTACAAGCTGCCCGGCCAGGTGACGAAGCTCTGGCACATGGCTCACCCTCAGCACATGATATTCGAGAGCCCTCCGCCGGAGGAGCTGTTCGACTGGATCGCTCAAGGCGGGCTCGTAGAGGCCCACAACGCCTTCTTCGAGCGAGCCATCTGGGCGAACGTGATGCACAAACGTCACGGATGGCCGGCCATGCCCCATCTACAGTGGCGCTGCTCGGCGGCTAAGGCCTCCACCTTCGCGTTGCCCAGGGCGCTCGACGGAGCCGGCGCCGCGCTAGGCCTACCGGTCGAGAAGGACCAAGAGGGTCGGCGGATAATGCTGAAGCTCTCTAAGCCTCGCAAGCCTCGGAAGGCAGAGCGGGCTGAGATGGCCGCGCAAGGCATCAACCCGGACGAAGTCATCCTATGGCACGAGGACGAGGAGGACCTCGAGAAGCTCTGGTCGTACTGCATGACTGACGTCGATGCGGAACACGAGCTCAGCCTCTCGTTGAGGGACCTCACGCCGTTCGAGCTAGAGCTCTGGCAGATGGACCAGGAGATGAACGAAAGAGGCGTGCACTGCGACGTGCGTATGGCTCGTGAGGCCCTTCGGCTAGCTAAGGCGCAGTCGTACAAGCTGAACGCCGAACTTAGCGACCTGACGGCCGGTGAGGTCAAAACGGCTAGCTCTCGGATGGCGTTCGTCGACTGGGTCAACCGCCAGGACGTGCCGCTGCCCGACACTCAAGGACCGACGCTCGAGGAGTTCGCGGCTAAGGAAGACGTGCCCGACACGGTGCGAGCGGCCCTAAAGATAGTCAAGGACGTCAACCGGACGTCCATTCGCAAGTACGACGCCATGCTCAAGAGAGCGGCCTCGGATGACACGCTCAAGGACACTATGATGTACCACGGCGCCTCGACCGGCCGATGGGCCGGCAAGGGCGTCCAGCCTCACAACTTCCCTCGCGGCACCATCAAGGACATCGCCAAGGACATAGACACGGCCTGCGAGGCGATACGGACCGGAGACAGGACCTGGATAGAGCTGCTATACGGCGGAGGCTCGGTGCTAGAGGTCCTGTCCTGTGCCCTGCGTGGGGCCCTGACTGCTCGCCAAGGCAAGGAACTTGTCGTTGCCGACTACTCGGCCATCGAGGCTCGCGTGGTATTCTGGCTCGCAGGCGCCGAACAGGCACTGGACGTCTTCCGAAAGGGCGAGGACATCTACTGTGACATGGCAAGCGGCATTTACGGCTACGCCGTTAATAAGGCCATGGCCGAGGAAAGACAGATGGGCAAGCAGTCCATTCTCGGCCTCGGGTTTGGTATGGGCTTCTTGACCTTCCTGCTGACCTGCCGTAAGTACGACATCGTGTTCAGTCCCGAGCAGGCCCGCAAGATCGTGGGCTCCGCGTGGAAGGAAGTACAGGACCGAGTGGTCGCGTACTTCCACGGTAAGGACGACCTAGAACGGAAGGGCGTAGGAGTTACCCGTAAAAAGAGGCTGATAAAGGAGGGTCTTGACTACGACGAGGTCCTACATGAGCTAGTCCTTATGCAGTTCATCGTCGATCGATACCGGTCACGCTACCCCGAGGTGGCGCAGATGTGGAAGGACCTTGAGCAGGGAGCCCTCATGGCCACCCAGAACCGGGGACGCGTCGTGAAGACGGGCAAGATCGAGTGGAAGCTGACCGGACGCTTCCTACACGCGAAGCTGCCGTCGGGCAGGCTGCTGTCGTACTGTGACCCGAAGGTAGTCAAGAAGAAGACGCCCTGGGGAGCCGAGGGCCAGGAGCTCACCTTCATGGGCGTGGACCCCTACAGTAAGAAGTGGACCCGCCTCGGGACCTACGGGGGCATGCTCTGCGAGAACGTCGTCCAGGCAACCGCCAGGGACTTGATGGCTGCGGCCATGTTAAGGGTACACAAGCACCCCATATACGACATGGTCATGAGCGTGCACGATGAACTGGTAGCCGAGGCCGACCTTGGCGCTGGCGACGTCGGCGAGTTCGAGGAGCTAATCAGCATGACACCGCCATGGGCGCAAGGCTGCCCGGTGACGGCAGAGGGCTGGAAGGGCCTCAGATACAGAAAGTAAAGGAGACAGACAATGCAGACCGAACAACAAGCCGCGAGTGACCTCATCGCCGGAGCTCAGGCCGATCCAGGAGTGATGGCTAAGGTCCTCACCCACGCAGCGAAGCAGGGATACACGCCGAGGGCTGCGTCCCATGCGGCTAAGCGGGCCTCTCGCTGGATACGCAACAGGAACGGCGGCAACCCGCCCGGACACATCAAAGAGAAGATCGACCTCGTCAACGGAATGGCGAAGGCGGCAGGGGTTGAGTACGATGGGTGACTTCAGCAGCGCAGAGACCGCATGGATGGAGACCAACTCGGGTCGACAGTTCAACTACGCTCACCTGGACGCCGGCTCCATCTGCATCGAGGACGTGGCGGCAGCACTCAGCAAGATGTGTCGCTACAATGGTCACACGCGTCGGTTCTACTCGGTGGCCGAGCACTGCGTGCTCATGTCTCGCTGGGTGTCCGGCCAGGCAGACCGCACGATTGACGACTGCAAGGTCGCGCTGCTGCACGACGCCTCCGAGGCGTACCTCAGCGACGTTGTACGCCCGGTCAAGAACTTCCTCGAAGACTACAAGGCCATGGAGGCGTCGATTGACGGCTTCGTTATGGCTCACTTCGAGGTGCAGTACCCGTTCCCACCGTGGCTCAAGGAGATCGACACGCGCATCCTCGTGGACGAGCGAGCGCAGGCGATGAACCCGAGCACGAACGTGTGGGGCGTAGATGGTCTCGAGCCGCTCGGCGTGAACGTACAGTTCTGGTCGCCTGACCAGGCCGAACAGGAGTTCCTCCGTGAGTACAGGTACGTCACTGCCCATTAAAGCGACTGCACGTCAGCTCTCAAACAACGCGTGGAAAGCTCGCAACCCGATACGTTGCGAGTTCTCCTACATTCGCTCAAGGGCATTGAAAAAGGGTCGAAAGTTTGAGTTGACGCTTGAAGACTTCGAAGAGCTGTACGCGCCCATGAGGTGCGCAGTCACCGGTCATCCGCTCTCTTGGGAATGGAGCGGTCCGGGCAAACGCAATCCCTGGAAGCCTTCTCTTGACCAGATAAAACCGGGAGAAGGCTACACCCGCGACAACGTACGCGTTGTAAGCTATATCTACAATCTCGTTAAGCTAGACTGGGATGACGAAGTCGTAGCGGAGTTTCGCAATGGCTGACTATCCCTTTGTATTTCCGCCCTACAGACACCAGCTACGTGAGTTCGAACTGCACCGAGACGATGAGGCCCGGGCGTTACTCTGGCAAATGCGCTCGGGGAAGACGAAGGCCGTCATCGACACGGCCTGCTACAACGCGCGGTACCGGGAGCTAGACGGCGTGCTCGTTATTGCTCCCAACGGCGTTCACGTCAATTGGATAATACGCGAGCTCCCGAAGCATCACTGGAGGGAAGTGCCACACTGCAAGATGGTGTGGAACGCCGTCAAGGCACGGAACGTGTCCTGGCGCGAGGCCTTCGCACACTTCAAGGCCTCCAACAAGCTGGCCTGGTTCGCCGTCAACTGTGACGCCTTTCAGACGAAGGTCGGTAAGCAGGCCGTGGCCGAGTTCCTGAAATCCCGCAAGAGGGTGCTGCTCGTCGTTGACGAGAGCCACGAGTTCGGTACTCCGGGGGCTAAGCGCACTCGAGCCGTCCGTGCGCTCGAGAGCAAGACGGCGATGCGCCGGATACTCAGCGGGACGGCAGTCGACGAGAGCCCGCTCAAAGCCTTCTCACAGTATGAGATACTCAGCAAGGGGGCCTTAGGGTTCACTCGCTATCAGGACTTCAAGGACCGCTACGCCGTCGAGGAAGAGAAGCGCAACTGGAAGACGAAGCGCACCTACAAGGTCATCTCCGAGTACGTCAACCAGGAGGAGCTCCGTGAGCGCATGGCTCAGTGGTCGTCCGTCGTGCTCAGAGAGGACTGCGACGACATGCCCGAGCTCATCAGGGCCGCTCGACCGTTCGAGATGCTGCCCGAGCAACGCAAGGTCTTCGACAACCTGGTCGATGGCATGATGCAACGCCTCGAGAGCGGCGAGCACGTCAGCCCGTCAGACGGAGGCGCCCTGGTCATCAGGCTGCAGCAGGTATCGTCGGGCTACGTGGTCGACGAGGACGGAGACATCCACCAGCTCGTCAAACCGGAGCTGAACCCGAGGCTAGAGGCCCTGAGGGCTGAGCTCATACTCGCTCGAGGCAAGACGATAATCTGGTGTCGCTTCCGAGAGGAAATACGCCTGGTCACCGAGCTGCTACGTCGCATGGGGCGTAACTTCGTGGAGTATCACGGAGGCACGAAGGCAGACGAGCGTTCAGACGCGATTGACGCGTTCCAGAACGACCCGTCCGTGACCGAGTTCGTGGGTCAGCCGCGAGCAGGTGGACAGGGGTTAGACCTGTCGGCTGGAGATGACATTGTCTGGTTCAGCCACACGTTCAGTGCGATCGAGCGGAAGCAGGCCGACGAGAGGGCCACGCAGCTCGGGGGACGCAGGATCGGAGTGGCCGACCTGGTGGCTCTCGGTACACCCGACGAGCGTATACTGGAGAAACAAGAGGAGAAGGCTCAGACCGCGGACTACCTGAGCGGCAGGGGCCTGAAGAATTTCTTGAGGAGCATGGAAAATGTCTAGGGTCTTCGTAAGTCAGGTGCCCGCTCGTTGGGACAGACAAGAGGGCTGTTGGCGCGAGAAGTTCGACCTGTCACCAGCTGAGGAGCACGGGGAGCTCATAGCGCTGTTGCCCTACGGCAACGTGGCTGACGACGCCGACACGGTCAAACGCCAGATCGCCGACGGACTATCCTCCTTCGACGCCTCGAAGGACAGCGTCCTGCTGCTCGGGGACCCGGTCCTAATCGCCTGCATTGGCGCCTTCATGGGCGAGCAGGGCGAGGACTTCGTAGCCCTCAAGTACGATCGGAGGTCCGACCGGTACGTGAGACGGCGTATAGCCGTGTAAGGGAATACCGGCTCGCTGACTGGGTCGGAGACACTAGCCTTCTGTCGGGACACGCCGTCCCGACGAACAGACAAGCAAGGAGAAAAGCTTATGGCTGAAGAGGAACAGAAGCGCGGGGTCGGCACCATCATCCGTGAGGCGCTGCTCGCTCGTAAGACGAACGAGGAGGCACTCGCTGCCGTCCAGGCCGAGATGCCCGAGGCGTCGACCACGACCTCGACCGTCAGCTGGTACCGCAACCAGATGCGCAAGGAGAAGCTCGACGTGCCGACGGCACGGGAGCTGAAGAAGGAACGCAAGGCCGCTGAGGCCGATGCAGGGGAGGGAGCTGACCCGCTCGAATAAGGGGCATTTACAACACCCCTCGAGTGTGTTACATTAAGGGGAGCGCCTTGACGGGCGTTCCCCTTTTGCTTTAGAGACAGGAAGACAGATGATTGACGAACCTGAAGAGCTGCCCTACACCCCGATCGTCGAGGGACTGGGATGGGCAAGGATTTACTGGGTACGAGGCCCGATACCAGCGGGTCGCGGACGTGACCGCAACGAGGTCAAGGACCCACCGAACGCCGGCTGGTCAGGGGCGTTCGTGATAGACAAGGGCCGTAAGACGGTCACGCTCTTTTCGCCCTACGGCTTCGATGCCTACAACGTGTCGAGGGCGTCCCTCGAATACAAGTCCATGAAGGCCGACCCTTACAGCCCCGAGTTCTTCGAACAGATGCTGCCATCCCGCTGGGCGGAGATAAGCGACCGCGGATGGATGAAGGACTTCGACACGGCAGCGGTCGTGATGCGGTTACTAGGGCTCGACGTGCCGATGAACACGCCTAGCGCCAAAGACGGGGAGGAAGACAAGCCCCGAGGGGGTAAGGAGGTTGGGGGCCAGCTGCTCAAGCCCGTCAAGAAGGGCAGCCGTCGAGGTCAGGTGCTCGAGTTTTTCCTAGGAGGCGAGGCGTCCAGGCGTTCCGTTAGAGAGGCCATGGCCGAAATAGAGGTCTCCCGTAAGAACCTGTTGAGCCAGCTATTCCTGCTACAGAAGGACCACGGGATCGGATACACCGTCACGGGTGACGCCGTCGAGGTACACCTGCCGGAGGGGTGCGATGATCCCTTCGCCGCTTGAGGACGCGATCGTCAAGCGAGAGTTGAAGGAGCACAGGTTCAGGGCACGTAGGCACTCCATGTTCAGGCTCATGGAGAGGTACGGGCTCGCCTTTGACGACGCGAAGGCGACGTACATCGAACACGAACGGAGACTTTGGAACAAGGAGGGTAAGCACCTCAGGGACACGAGACAGGGAGGAAGCCTGTTCGTCCTACGAGACGAGAAGACGAAGAAGGCCTTCTACCCGGTCGTCAAGACGCGGGCCGTGCGTTGCGGCTCAGTCGTGGGGGTCGTATCGATGATAGTGACCTACCTCGAGATCATGATGGTGTGTGAGAACTATGGGAACGACGAAGATAGCTGTGCCGCGCAAGGGGACGCTCTTCCAGGAGGACCTCTGCTCCGACCCGTTCTGGATGCTTGTCGCATGCCAGTTAGTCAACCTAACGACGTGGACCGCCGCTGAGCCCGTGTTCCACGAGCTCCGTCGGTCCTATCCGACGCAGGACGCGCTCGCGAGAGCGCCCCTTGAAGCGATGGCTCAGACGCTGGCCCCCTTGGGGCTATACAATCGAAGGGCGAAGACCCTGACCGGCATGGCTCAGGTCTTCAGCTCGGAGGTAAGGACGTCGGACGACGTCATGAGACTGCCCGGCTGTGGCAAGTATGCTGCAGACAGTTGGGCCCTGTTCATCGAGAAGCGCGACGACGTCGAGCCGAACGATGGCAAACTGAACTGGTACGTGCGAGAAAGGAAAGTAGCATGAAGAGAACAGACATGATTGCGGACTTCGCTGAGATGACCGAGCGCTTCGCTCGCGACATTCTCGGCCTACCCATCCCGAAGGAGCCGGAGCGACTGAGCCCCGAACGCAAGGAGTGGGCGTTGTCCGCTTTGAACGAGGAGCTGACCGAGTTCAAGGACGCCGGAGACATAGACGGCGAGGCAGACGCGCTCATCGACTTGACCTACTTCGCGCTTGGACGCCTGGTGGAGATGGGTCTCTGTCCGCGGCCTCTCTTCGAGGAGGTGCACGGAGCGAACATGCGCAAGGTACGAGGTGAGCTGTCCAAGCGGCCGAACAGCAAGGGCTTCGACGCCGTCAAGCCCGAGAGATGGACGCCCCCCGACCTCGCGCCTTACCTCCGCATCACGCAGGAAGACGTGCGCTTCATGGGCCTGTTGACCGACGAGGGTGAGCTCTCGACGGCTCCGGAGCTACCTGTCCGTCAGGTCCTGCCGAAGGTCTTGGTGCTCGGCCACGGTCGGCACGGCAAGGACACTGTGTGTGAGCGTCTACGTGACGTCTACGGCTTCCGGTTCACGTCTAGCTCGGAGTTCTGCGCAGAGCGCGTAGTCATGCCGACTATCGATCGCGCCATGGCAATCTGCGCTGAGCAAGACGCTGAGTACAATGGACCCGGCCCCTACAAAACGGCAAAGGAGTGCTTCGACGACCGTGCTAATTACAGAGCCGCTTGGTTCGAAGCCATTTCGGAGTACTGCGCCGAAGACCCAGCTCGCCTCGGCCGCGAGATTTTCGAGGAGCACGACGTATACTGCGGTCTCCGCAACAAGCGCGAGTTTAACGGACTGAAAAACGTGGGCGGCTTCGACGTCTGCATCTGGGTCGATGCTTCGGACCGCTTGCCTCCCGAGGACGCAAGCTCCTGCACCGTCGAGCCCTGGATGGCTGACTTCGTCATCGACAACAACGGCACTGAGGCTCAGCTGCGTGACAACGTGGACACCTTGGTCAAACGCCTGCTGGGAGACTTGTCATGAACCGACAGACATTCCACGAGGCCTATCGGGGCCTGCTCGTCAACACCCTCAACCAGGGGTTCGAGGAGGTGAACGAACGGACGAAGTCACGCATCAAGGTCGTGCCCGGAGGCCATGCCTTCACCCTCGACCTGCGCGAGGGTACGATCCCCATGGCCGGCAACCGTCGATACTACCCGCACATCGCCGCCGCGGAGACCGCCTGGCAGTTCATGGGGACCAAAGACCCGAAGTTCATCCTGTCGAAGGCTCCCAAGCTGTGGAGCAAGTTCGTCGAGGACGGCGAGCTCAAGACGGCTTACGGGTGGCGATGGCGTGAGGCCTTCGAACGTGACCAGATAGGCCGAGCGGTGTCTCAGCTCAAGGCCAACCCGACCAACCGACAGCTGTTCGTGTCTGCCTGGGACCCCCGCTGTGACGGCCTCGGAGGCGTACAGCCGAAGAACATTCCGTGCCCTCTCGGCTTCGCCATAAACCGGTTCGACGACGACCTGCACATGAGCGTGTACGTCCGGTCCTCAGACCTGTTCGTCGGTCTGCCTTACGACGTGATGGCCTACGCTCTCACGCTAGACGCGATCGCAGCCAGCACGGACTGCAAGCCCGGAAGCCTGCACTTCTCGCTGGCGCATGCGCACCTGTACGAGACGCACTGGAACGCGACGAAGGCGTGTCTCGACATGGACCCGCGTCCCAAAGACGCCCGCGAACGTGAGATGCTCAAGGGCGCCTCTTCCCACTGGGCGACGGGCGTGCAGCCCAACCTGCCTGGCTGGTCCATAGAGATGATCCTCGGAGACCCCGAGGCCTACTGCGACACGGTCAAGCGCCTCGCGAAGCGTGCGGCCTCGAACTCGTGGGACCCCATGCCGGAGGTCGTAGAATAGACATGAGTTCAGCGAGCCCGGAAAAACAAAGAGCAGCCGCTCGTAGATGGCGGCAAAACAACCCCTTATCTAGCCTATTGAAAAATGCGAGGGACCGGGCTCGCATATACTCTGTCGATTTTGCGCTTACAGTAGAAGACTTAGGTGTTGCTCCAACACACTGTCCAGTATTAGGGCTCAAGCTTTCATACCCCGGAACAGGCTTGGGCCGACAACCTAACTCGGCTTCCCTCGACAGACTTGACAATCGTACGGGTTATGTGAAGGGCAATGTTGCTATTATAAGCTGGCGGGCAAACAAGATAAAGGGCGACGCCTCTTTAGAGGAGTTGAAAAGCATAGTCTCTTACATGGAGAACAAACATGAAAAATAACAAATGGGACATTAGATTTATGCGTCTCGCCGTCGAAGCCCGGTCGTGGGTCAAGGGCTCCGACCTCGGCGTCGGTGCGTGTGTCGTCAGCCCGGATCGCCGAGGGTTCTCCCTCGGCTTCTCGGGCCTGCCGCGAGGCATGGAGGACACGGACGAGCGCATCACTCAGCTGGAGTTCAAGGACTATCACCTCGTACACGCTGAGCTGAACGCCATACTTAACGCAGGGCGATCGGTCGTCGGCTGGACGATGTACGCGACCACCTGCCCCTGCGCTCACTGCTCGGCGGCGATGATACAGGCGGGGATTGTCCGCGTCGTGTCTCCGCCACCGTTCGACGGCCGCTGGAAGCGGCACCACCTAGAGGGCCGCGATGCACTCCGGGAGTGCAGCGTCGAGGTCGTGAACTGGGAAGGAGACCTGCCATGAGGCTTGTGATGGGAGTATCGTCGGACGGATACGTGTCACGCGGCCCCGACGACCGTATGGAGTGGCTCAAGGGCGACGACAAGCTCGCCTTCAGGCTGTTGACTGTAGCGGGTTCAGGCGTGTGCGGAGCGAGTGCCCGCACCTTAGACCTAATGCCCGCTCACCTCGAGGGCCGGCGCCTCGTTCGCATAACGCGTTCGAACTTCTGTCTCGAGGCGTTTGTCCAGAGACACGGCCCTGACTGCACGCTGCTAGGCGGTCAGACGCTCGCCTTGTACGCCCTCGAGCAGAACCTAGTTCGTTCCGTACACGTGTGTCGGTCTCGGAGCGTGCAGCTCGGCTCCGGGCAGCGCGACGAGCTTTCAAGCGTGTTGGCCTCGAGCTGGTACAAGGACGCGTCGTTTGAGGTCGGTTCCGTGGACGTCGAGACCTGGAGACAGGGGGCTTTTTTATGGTGACGAAGGACAAGGAGAAGGCCCTGTGGGCCTGGTTGCGTGACGGCGCGAAGCCGGTCCGCCGAGACCTGCACATGCACAGGGTCGAGAACGAGGTGGAGGTCGGCTGTCCGGACGTGGAGGGCTGCTATCGCGGCTCTTGCTTCTGGACCGAACTCAAGTCGTGCCCGGAACCCGGTCCCCGAGGGGGAGTTCAGGTCAAGATAACCGATCGCCAGATGGACTGGCTGCGTCGTAGGCGTAAGGTCGGAGGGCTTGCTTGGCTACTCATTCGGGTCGGCACGGGGAATAAACGCAGGCACTACCTGCTAGAAGGGGAGGACCTGACCGCTCTGCGTAAGAGCGTGCAGGAGGTATGGCTGGCGGAACGCTCGGTCATAGGAGAGAAGGACGGCGCTGCGAGCATAATCAGGGCCATGGCCGGATTTTAATAAGGGGAAACGACGGTTGAAGGGAACGAGGGTTCCCGATACTAGACTATTGGGAACCCTCGAACTCAGACATCAAGGAGACAGACACATGAAGAGACACAAGACCCCAAAGAAGCCGGAGCCCACTCAAGCTCCGATGGAAGTCTTATTGAAACACTATCACGATAGGCTCGAGGCCTACAACGAGGCAACCGTCGCTTTCTGCGCCGAGCGCAAGATCGACGCCGAGGAACGCCTCCTGCATCCGATTGATGGCAGCAAGGTCGAGCGAGCCGACCTGGTCAAGATGATACGTCGTCAGCACGTCCGTCTCGGAGACACCATCCGCGAGCGTTCCATCGAACTGTTGCTGGTCAAGAAGTTAGACGACGAGGGCAACATTGTGCTCGACTCGGACGGCCGTCTCGTCGGCCTGTCTTACCAGGAGATACTGGACATTCTGGCCGAGGAGCATCCCTACGCTTCGACCTCGGCCGCGTGTCTTCGCTGGTACATCGTACAGGTGCAGGAAGACGTCGACGACGACGGAGAGCTGATGTACGAGTTTCCCGAGTATCGTCCACGCTCGTCACCGAAGCGTAAACGCAAGGAGGACTGACATGGACTGGCTGCTATACTTCTGCGGCTACCTCCTGCTCGGGGTTGTGCTTGAGCTGTTAGCCTCCCGAGCCCTCGGCCAGCGAACCGAGAGACCTAGGATGGAAGCCCTGTCGAGCGTGCTCATCTGGCTGCTCTGGCCGGTCCTGTTTTGGAAGGCATTGATGAGGAAGAGACGATGAGCTACTGGCTGAACAGACGACCTGACGCCAAGCCTCTCGGGGCCGAGGAGCTGGCAGAGGCGAAGGAAGAGGGATGGGAGGAGCTCGTGGTCGAGGTCGACGGCGAGAAGTACAACTCCGAGGACCTCTACAGCTGCGACGGATGCGACGAGTGGCACGTTAGCCATAGTGACTTGGACGAAGACGGCTACTGTGAGGACTGCGCGCAGGAGGCGCGGGAAGAGGTCGAGCACATGCGACAGCTGAGGTCCGACTACTACGCCAGCGTGCTCTAATCTCGAAGGTCCGCTCCGGGCCTGTCCGACTACATATTGAACGAACCATCGGGGACCGAGCCCAGAAGGCAGACGGTCCCCGAGTTACGTTTTAAGCCGGACAAAGCAAGGAGAATACTGGTAATGACGACGCCGCACTATGGACCCACTAACCCCTTCTCAGAGCGACTTCACGCCGAGAAGTACCGTCTCGAGGGAGAGACATTCAGAGACTGCATGAACCGTGGCGCGGCCGCGTTGAAGGACGACGACGAACACTTCCAGGCCTATCGAGACATCACCCTGAACATGCGCTTCATGCCCGCCGGCCGTATCCAGGCCGCCATGGGATCACCTAAGGCCGTCACGCCCTACAACTGCTTCGTGTCAGGCACGATCCACGACAGCTTCACCCACGGAGACGGCTCCATCATGCAGCGCGCCTCTGAGGCCGCGTCTACCATGCGGATGGGCGGAGGGATCGGATACGACTTCTCGACCCTGCGTCCGAGCGGGGACCTCATCCGCGGCGTACAGGCACTGACTGACGGGCCTCTGGCCTTCATGCCCATCAACGACGCGGTCTGTAAGGCGACGAGCTCTGCAGGCAACCGACGCGGAGCGCAGATGGGCGTCATGCGTATCGACCACCCCGACATTATCAAGTTCATCCATGCGAAGCACCCGCCCGCTAGCGTCAAGCCCTTGTGGGACCACGTAGAGGCCATGGAGAACGGACCGGAGAAGAAGGCCATGGCCATGGCGTTGCAGAGCACTCTGCCGTTGTCGGGCTTCAACCTGTCCGTCGCTGTGACGGACAGGTTCATGGAGTGCCTGAAGACCGGCAAGGGCTTCGAGCTCAAGTGGGACGACAAGGTGTACGACACGGTAGACGCAGAGGCTCTCTGGGAGATGCTGATGCGCTCCACCTGGGACTACGCCGAGCCAGGCGTGCTCTTCGTCGACGCTATCAACCGGCTCAACAACCTCTGGTACTGCGAGACCATCGCGGCAACCAACCCCTGCGGTGAGCAGCCCCTACCTCCGTTCGGAGCATGCCTGCTCGGCTCCTTCAACCTGGCTAAGTACATGGTTCAGCGGCAATATCGTTCCGGATATTCGCAGACTGACTTTGATATTGAGTGGGACTTTGACTGGGATAGGTTCAAGCGAGACATTCCAATCGTCGTACGCGCAATGGACAACGTCGTCGATCGAGCCAGCTACCCGCTCCGTGAGCAGGAGATAGAGGCGAAGAATAAGCGTCGTATGGGTCTCGGTATTACGGCGTTGGCAAATGCTGCAGAGGCTTTAGGCGTTGAGTATGGTTCCTTCGGCTTTATTGAATTTGAAAGGCAGGTGTTAACCGTTCTCCGCGACGAGGCCTACCTCGCCTCCGCGAACCTGGCCGCCGAGAAGGGGAGCTTCCCGCTCTACGACGAGGAGCTCTACCTGCAGGGCAACTTCGTGAAGCAGCTGCCTGACCACGTGCGTGACGCGATCAAGCGGAACGGCATTCGGAACTCACACCTGACCTCGATCGCACCGACCGGGACCATCAGCTTCTGTGCCGACTACGTGAGCTCCGGTATCGAGCCGGTCTTCGAGCACGAGGGCGAGCGACTGGTTATCATGCCCGGAGGCACCGAGACCGTGAAGGTCGCAGACTACGCGGCCGAGAACTTCGGAGTGCAGGGTAAGCTCGCGGAACGGGTCACGGCTAAGGAACACGTCGACGTCCTAGTGACGGCGGCTCGCCTGGTGGACAGTGCGGTCTCGAAGACCTGCAACGTTGACGGGTCGATGCCGTGGGAAGACTTCAAGGGGATATACGAACGCGTCTGGGAGGCCGGCGGCAAGGGCTGTACGACCTTCAACAAGGACGGCAAGCGTTTGGGTATCCTGCTGTCGAGCGACGAGGACGACGAAGCCGAGCAGGCCTCTGAAGGCTCAAGCTGCGAGATAGACCCTGCGACCGGGCGTCGTAGCTGTGAGTAAATAAGGGAAAAACACGATCGAATGTAATTAGGGGGCTCACGGCCCCCTTTTTATTTGCTATAAGGGGATAAAGAGACAGCACTCGATACGCGGGAGAAAAGCATGAAGGTCGAATTGGCAGTAGGGGTGGCCTACAACGGAGTTACGTTGAAGCTATGGGACGAGGGGCAAGCCTGGGCAAGAGAGTATGGAGGTCGAGTTCTAATCTCGGCAGCAGAACGCAACCTGATCGTGCTCACTCCGAGTGCCGAATTGGGCTACACACCTGTGATGCCGGACGGTTGCCCCTATGCGGACTACAAAATTTGTCACATCGAACGCTGTGCCGAGACTTCCTGTCTTCCGAGGTGCATGGTTCACGAGATGTCCGGTGACTTGGATGAGACGGACGGCTCCCTGTATATACCCCTAGAAGCCCCTCACCGGCTTCCGTTCCCTCGGATTACGCGAAAAGAGCTGACTACGTTCGACGCCGAAGTCGAATACGCTCGAGTGATAAGAAGTCGATGCGACAGCTGGAAGGCTTCAGGCGATCCCATCAGTGCGATGCAGAAGCCTAGCGACAAGTTCCACGAACTGCTGCCCGGTCTCTGGGCCCAAGTGTTAAAGGAGGCGGGGCTGCTTAGGTAGCTTGCCCTTGGCGTGACTGGCTCTCCAGTGACCGCCCCACATAGTCACTATGGCACGAGACCCGTTCTCGTAGGTGACGATGTGGCTGACCGAGTGTGAGTTCGGCCCCTTCATGTAAGCGAAGTTCAACGAGCACGCGCCTGCCGAGAACACGTTGTCTCGGATGGCTGCGGTATGGTCATGGCCCTTGTTGATCGGGCGGCCCAGCTTCGTGAGCGATCGCGTAGAGCCTCGAGAGCCGTTCGGCCCCAAGTCTCCGTGCAGACCGTTCTCGATACCATGGACCAGGAAGCTCTCGTCCAGTGACAGGAACCGAGTGTCCTCCGGACAGCCTGCGTCTCTCAGGGCCCAGTCCAGAATGTTGAAGTCCTCGTCTCCGCGATCTATCGCGTCGAGCAACTCGTACTGCAGGCGCACGAACGTCTTCGCGTTTGTCGGGTCCTTACGGAAGTCCGCCTCGTTCAACCAACGGTCGAGGTGGCGGTCGTGGTTGCCTGGGACGATGACTGTCTCGCAGAAGTCACGGCGAGCCTCCCTCAGGAACTCGGCCGTCTCGTCTATCTCCTCTTGCACCGAGTTCTCGGCCATGGCCTGTTTAGCGTAGGTCCGATGGAAGTCACGCTCTTCGTGGTGACCACGGGACCGCATCGAGAACACGTCTCCTACGAACTGATGACGTGGTTCGAGCTCGTCCACCATGCCATCTTGGCCCCAGCAGAGCTCGCGAACCCACTCGTCCATCTCAGCGACGTGACCGTCACCCCAATAGATCGAAGCGGTCACGTTCTGCTTGGTGACGAAGCCTGCCTGTACACGTAGGCCCTGACAGCCCTCGGGACCAACGTCCATGATGCTGTCATCGTCCGCGATGGTCAGCTGACGTACGAACCAGTTACCCGCTGCGTCCACTTCGACGAGCAGAGCTCCGTAGGTGTGCTTCTGTTCGGCCAAAATGCCCGCGCGCTTCTGAATGTAGTTCCGCTGTGTCACGGTGCCGGTCGAGTAGTTGAACTTCGTTGCCTCGTCAGCCATTGAGGCAACGCTCTCCATTGCTATCTTGGAGTGGGGTACGATGTTCGACTTGCGTCCGTTGTAGTCCTCGAAGGCAGTCAACGGGTGTCGCGTCGTCGGCAGTATGTTCTGTTCCCCGCACCATACGAGACCGGGAGCGAGCTCCACGCTGCGGTCGACGATGTAGCGTTCAGCTTCGGGGGCGTACCAGAGGCTCTCGTGAGTTCGGCGCCGATCGAACGTGCCTCTCTTCACGGCCTTCGGGCCGTACGCGTTCATCTGATAGGAGAAGGTTCCGACCATCAGCTCACAGGTCGCGTTCTTGAGGCCGTCGTACCAGTCACGCAGCGCGACCAGGTTGTTGAACCCCGGGTGCAACCTCGTGTTGTTCTGGATTGAGGTCAGAATGTACCGGGCGACGTGGCCCTTCTTGGGCAGCTTGAGAGCCTCGCTCTCCGTCGCCTCTATCTGGCCGTCAGCCACCTTGCCGAGCGTTATGCCGAGCCTGGCCTGAGCCATTCGCAGTCGGTCGTTGTAGGTCTGCCGCTGGAGCCCTCGAGCCCTAGCGGCTTCTGACTTGTTTCCCTCGCAATCGAAGTACGCCTGTACGTCTAGCTCGAGCTCTTCCTCGCTTACATTCCGTCTCGCCATGTCTTTTAACCTCCCGCGCCGGTTACCATCTCCTTGAACCCGATCCAGAGAGCGGCCATTATGCCGGTCACGGCCAGGCCGATGAAGGTGAGGGAGCCCTTGCTCTTGACCCCCTCCATTGTCTTGCGCCAGTTCCGCAGGTGCATTAGGTCGGCCTGGAACTGGTTGTCCGTGATGAGTTGCCGCATCTCCCTCAAGGCCAGGAAGTCGCGCTGCGCCTCTAGGGGCTGAGTGTGATCAATGCCCAGCTGGGTCAGAGTGTCCTTGACGGCACGCTCTGCAGCCTGAGCAGCAATCCGCTCTAGCAGCGCCTGGTCTTTGAGGGTTTCAGTCGGCATGGGGTCACCCTTTCTCTTGTGCGAGGCCTCTGCGGAGGTCCTCGTAGTAAGCAATCAGTTGACGTCCACACCGCGTCTTTGCCAGCTCGCTCTGACGGAGCCTGGCTATGACCTCTGCAACCTTCGCGTTGTTCCACTCGTCTTCCTTGGGAAGTGCGACCGTAGACGCGAAGCAGTTCTTGATGTGAGTAGGCACCGGCGGCAAATCGGGCTTGACCGGAGGCGCAGCTCTCATAGAGGCACAACTTGCCAGGAGCAACCCGGCGAGTAGTGTAAATGCGATCTTACTTGATGTTGCGTAGCGCATCAGTGACGTCCTTTCCTAGACATACTTGCCCCGCAGCCTCAGCTTTGCGAGCCGCGTCTATTGCGGCTTGAACCGCTTTGCGGGCTTCGGCCTCGGACAGCTCAGCTTCTTCGGCTCGACGTTCGGCCCCCTTTACGGCTTCGCGGACGACTTCCCTCTGTCTCAGCAGCTCTTCGAGCTTGAGCCGTTCGACCCGCAACTCGCACTGCTGACGACCGTTACCAGCCGCCCAGGCGTAGAACCAGGCTAGGAGAAGCAGCAACGCTCCCACTCCCACCCCGAAGCGGACTAGCTTCGACGACCAGGTCGTCGCAAGCCATCCGCCTATAGCTACCATGCTCAACATTAGGCTGTCTTCCCTGACTGGTGGTCCTCAAGGCGGGCCATTAGAATGCCGCGACCGAAGTACGCGAGAGCGACGAGCGCGATGACGGCAAACACCCACCAGTTCTCAGAAGCAAACTCTAAGACCGGTTGAATATAATAGAAGGCGGAGCTCAAAGGCTCAACGTTGTCTGTGATCGTCTCGAGCACCCCGGTCTCTTGAGCGGTTTTGCCTGCCGCCACGACTACGGCGCCGGTGGCAGCCGTATCTTGCAACGTCTTTGCCTTCGACGCAATGCGAGAACGCTCGCTCAGTTCGCTTGCCGAAGTCGTTATGCGTTCCTCCGAGACTACCGCAGCGGCAGCAACAGAGTACAGCTCGTTCTTAGTCTTCGGTCCGACAATGCCGTCCGGTTTGAGACCGCGTTCAGCCTGGAATGCCATGACGTACCGGCGTGTAGCGGGGCCGAAGTCTCCATCCGGCACGACCGGGTAGCCTAGCTCTTTGAGACGCGTCTGTATCTGGCGGACGAGGCTCGAACGATGGTCTCCCAGTCGCACGACGTCGTCGCCTTGAGGGCGCTGTTGGCGTGAGCCCCCATATTTCTTATATGCCTCGGCCATCTTGACGTCGTAACGATTGCGCTTGTACGCCGGTCCGTTGTAACCGCGAGCAAAAGCAGCCCAACGAAGATCACGCAACTCGTCGTCCAGGCGAGCAGACTTGATGAAGCCTACCATCGCTCGCACCTGACCAATTACCGTGTGGCAGTCGTGCCACATCTCGAAGACGGTCTTGTACCCGCACATTGCGTAGTTCGAACCCATGACCTGCCCGACGCCCATGCTGATAGACTTGAGGGCTGCTTCCTCGTCGATGGCCATGGCCCGAGTTAGCATCTCGTGACGCTTCTTCATGGAGCGGGAGTTCTTGACGGCTCCCATCTTTGGGTGCGCAAGGCCGGCACGACGTGCCTGGTCACGCTTGCTTTTCGGCAGGTGACGCCAAAAGTGGTGCCCTTCGAAGCGGATCATCACGTATCCGTGTACCAGTCCGTCCTGGATGCCGTCGATCATGTCGACGACTTTGCCTTCCGTGTCGGCTACGGCCAAGAGCGCGGCCGACTCATACCCGTGGCCGACGGCTAGACTGCGTAGCTCCTGTTCGATCTCTTTACTGAACATTGTGGGGAGTCTCCTTTTAGGGTCAAGACGATGGTGCCGATGCTGTCACATAATGCAAGGCTACGCGAACCTCACCTCCAGTGAAGTTCGAGCCGTTCGCGGTCAGTATGACGGGAGTATTGGCGTATACGGCCGTGGGTCCTATAACGCCTACGTTCGTCGAACCGGCTGCGATACCTAGTGAACCTCCGAACTTGTTGAGCTCACCCGTTATGCCGCAGTCAAACGACGTCGCACCCGTGACGGCCGTTACGACGCGTACGGAAGCCGCCTGAATGATCGATCGGTTGGGGAAGCTGATGGTGCTCGTCGTTGATGCACCCGACACGGTGAGCAGCTCGTCGACCACCGTAATGCCCGTACCCGCGCCATTCGCCGTTACAACTTGAGCCGCGAGGTCCGTGACCGCGTTGACCGGGGCCCAGGAGCTGCCGTTCCAGAAGACGAGCAGTTGCTCGTCGACCACCCAAGCAAGGAAGCCCGCCTTCGGAACAATCTTTGTCCAGGCACCGTTCGTGTAGTAAAAGATGTTGAAGTCGCTTCCGACCCACGCGCCCGCGGCACCGGACGCCGCGATGTACCGGTCCCCCTCGCTGGGTGAAGCCGGTGGAGTGGCGAGGTCGCGATCGATGACGGCTAGCTGCACGAGGGCGTCCAGCATGATGATGGCGTCGTTGTGGGTCAAGTGCTTCTGGCTCTGTGCCGCTGACATTAGCGGCAAGAGCAGGTGGTTAGTATCGGCCATTATGTCGTGCTCCTTGTGAAGAACATTCCCTCCAACTCAGGTCCGTAGGCTCCGTACTCGGTGCCGTACTGACTGACGCGTAGGAAGACGTCTGCCTTCGTTGTTCCATGGTCGGCGGTCTGCATGGCTGCAGTATAGGTGAAAGAGGGAGAGGTAAGTACCTCTGTCCGCAACAGGGCCCCGCCAGTGTCGTCATACACTCTGAGGCGGTACTCTTCGCTCTCCTCGTTGAGTGGAACCTCGTTCTGTTCCCAGTCGTCTCCACCTAGACGGGTTCTACGCTTCCAGGAGATTGTCAAGTCATCGTTTGACGTATCAAGCTGCAGTCTCATATCGCAAGGCGAATAGGGCCGGAAGCCTGCGATCGTGCTCCGACGAGTACCCTCTACGAAGCGATCGTCATCGGTCGGTACGGTTATAGGGCCCCAGCGATAAAGCGTGTCGTTCGTTGCCACGTTGCGGCTAACCTTAAGGGCTTCCACTGAGACAGTGTTAATGAAAACGACTCGGGTGTCGACAGGATAAGGGTCTCGCATCACATGTTCGGTGCCGAGCTGCCCGCGTATCAGCCCTGTCAGACGATAAACGCCCGAAGACTGCAGGTCCGCGTTGGCAAACTGCACGACCTCCCACTCGGAGGTAACCGTGTTCTCGATGGCGACGGCGTTTGTGTTGCTCAGTAACAGCTGCTCCTCCGTCAGTGACGAGAGACCGCCGCTCAGCATGTTGACGTAAATCTCACCGTTGCGATCCCAGGCGTTTGTCGGTCCGGTGAAGAGTTGACCGCTTAGAGCGCCCATCGTCGTCCTGTTCGCCACGGTCTGCACGGGCGAAAAGCCTCCGGCTCCATCGCTCTGTAGGACCGCTACGCCGCCCGGCCATGCTCCGTCACTGGCGCCTGCCGCCAGCCTCATAGAGTACGGCAACAGCTCATCCTCAGACACGAGAGGCAGGTTCATGAAACGCAACACCACCTGAGGTGTGAGGTCAGTCACTATCGGCAGCTTGAGGTCGGTCTCGTAGCGGGGAGACGACAGAATGGACAAGTCAAAGCCGACGAACTCCGCACGACGCGCGATGCCGTCGTCGATGTTTGACACCTGGCCAGTGACCGAGCGATTGCCTACTGGCACTCGGACCAAGTCACCCGCGTCGAGGTACATGTAGCTATGAGGCAAAGCGAGCTCGCCCTTTTCACGTGCAGCCCATGCCTTGAACAGCAAAGAGGTCGCGAGCGCGCGAGCCTGGCCGTCGCTCCAGACGAGAGGGAAGTCTACGGCAATTTGGTTTTGACTAGTGCCTGTGCCCTTGTGTCCGTCGATTGAGGCGGCCTGATAGTTGTTGACCTCGTCGAGGTACGAGACGTTTACCCGCTTAGGCAAATCCGTCTCTTGACCGCGTGTCACCGTGACCGGGGCAGTCGCGTCGCCTATCAACACGAGGTCGTCAAGCGGTAGCTCCGTAGACTTCTGGTTGATGTCCATGACGAACTTGATCTTGCCCTCGCTCTCGAAGCCCTTGAACTGGTACGCCGTCGATAAGGCCTCAATGATGTCTCGAGCCGACATGCTCGACGCTATCAGCAGGCCTCGAACCAGAGCTTCTGGCCCGTACAGACCCTCGACGTCTATCTGACTGTCGGCTAGTCCCGCCTCAAGGCATAGCTTCCTAACGAGACGAGGCAGCACGGCTCCATCGATACGACCTGACAACCAGTGCCCTAGCACCCACTGTGCACCGTCAGACCACACGTCGGTCCGTTTAGGATAAGCAGGAAACGGTCTTGCGTCCCAGGTCCAGATGAACATGTTTGCCGGATCGATCATTGCCCCGCCGTTGTCCCTCCAATATGCCAGGCTGACCTCAAGGTAGAGACGCTGTATGAGGTCGTCCCGTTGACCGCTTGAGTGATAAGGGAAGAAGCTCTCGGAGCTCTTAGGATCGTAGAACACGTTTGGTTGGTTCGTCGCCTTGTCGATCGCCGGCGCTCCTAGCTCGGTGAACCACACAGGCTTGCTTGAGGCAGTCCATGAAGTGCTACTGCTCACACGCGCCCCTCCCGGGCGATGATGGTGGGCGTTCTGCCACCAGTTGCGAATGTCCTTCTGGCGATATATCCAGGGCTCGTTCGCAGGATCACCGTCTGTGATCGTCGTCCGCACCTGGTTGTTACGGTCAGCCGTAGAGGCATAGAACCAGTCGTAATACTCTCCCCCCTCAATGTTACTGGCCAGGTAGTCCTTGTCATATATCGAGACAGGGCCGTTGACGGCGTCATAGTCAAGGTGCCCCGCACCGTCTCGCCAGTCCGATATTGGCAGGTAGTTATCGATGCCGATGAAGTCGATGTGAGGCGAAGACCAGAGGGGGTCCATGTTGAATATGACGTCGTTTGTCCCGTCGTTCGGGCGGTGCGAGTGATACTCGGACCAGTCGGCCGCGTAGCTCACCTTCACGTCGCCGGGTAGTATGGCCGATACGTCGGCGGCCAACGTGGCGAGTTGGGTCACGGCCGGATAAGTACCGGCGCCGGGGCTCGAACGCACACTCGTCAGGCCGACGAGCTCCGAGCCAATGACGAACGCGTCGTCTGCCCCCATGAGGTCGTCGAGCAAGTTGGCGTAGTGCAACACCATGGCCCTATAGCCCTCGGTGCGCGTGAACCAGTTGTTGACCTGGGTTGCCGCTGCAGCGGTCTGGTCCGGCGATCCCGCATAGCCCGGGGCCGGGGAGCACGTGATGCGTCCGCGCCAGGGGAACACGGCCTGCCCGTTGGAAGCCGCGTTGTCTGAATACGGATTGGGAAGGCTGTTGCCGGACGGCACGTCCATGAGGATGAACGGGTAGAACATTACCCGCTTACCGAGGTCGTTCTTGATGTGGGACACCAGCTCGCGGACCGTGACGTCTGACGGAGTGCCTCCGAATATGGGATTGCCTTCGGCGTCGTAGCTCACTAGCTCCGCCGTGGATCGGGTGTAGCCCGCAACTGCCCAGTCGGTCGGCTGTACGGACCTGTCCTGTCCCTCTACCTTCGGAATTACACGACACTCTCCGGCGCGGAGGTCCGTACCGAACCAAGAGACAACGACCGAGACCGCGTCAAGGTTCGGCTGTACCTGATCGAGTATGTCTAGCGACACCTCGACGTCAGGCTGGTTGAAGTTGTTGTGCATGTTCTCGGTGATCTTAGACGCGTCACCGGAGTTGTTCGACACGGACCGAGTGTACTTCTGTGTGCCGTAGATGTGCTCCCCGGTCGCGGGGATCAACTGCCAGGCCTCGCCGATGTTAGTCAGGTCGTCAGCCTCGTCAGTCTCTAGCGGTACAACGATCTCTGCCGTGATCTGGGGCATGCGGTTACCGTAGTCGGCCAGGGGGAGGTCCTCGAACACGAGATACGCGACGCCGCGGTAGGCGGGTACCTTGCCCGAGCCCTCAATCGCCTCGATGGTCGGGTCGGGCTGCTGGGTCTCTGAGCCCGGATAGAACTTGAAGCTGAACTTCGAGAGGTCAGTCTCGATGCTGTCAATCCACACACGTCCGAGATGCGCCATAGGGTTGCCGACCGCAAAGGCGACGGCAAACGAGAGGCTATACTCGTACGAGATGGTAGTGGTGGTCTGGGTAGGCCCGCCTCCCTTGCCACCGCTCTCCTGACTGTTGACGACCTCGGTCTCCTTGAACTGGGCAGTCCAGATGACCTGGCCACCGAGGCGGCACCTGCCGAATATGCGAGGAACAACCGCCCCCTCGGTCGACGTCGTCAACGAGAGTTCGGTCAGTCGGGGTCCTGTGTTTGTCGTGGTGGTGCCCGGAGTGAGAGCTCCGATGATGGCGCCGTCTATGAGGCTACCTAGCGCGGAGCCGATTGCTCCGCCGATCGGTCCGCCGATGGCTGTACCCACAGCTCCTAAGACGTATGTGGCCATTCGTGTGTCTCCTTCGGCTCAGTGGCCCGGAAACCTGAATATGCCAGCCACGCGCTTGTCCCAAATACCTACGCTAGTCTCCCGCACGCCAACACCACTATAGGCGTGGACCATGCTCTCGTCTCCAGAGAGGATGGCACAGTGCTTGGCGACGGCGCCGGGGGTGCGACGGAATACCAGCACGGCTCCGGGTTCCCAGTGTTTGTCTCTCGGCCTGACCACGAACCTCTTGTTCTCGGCCATGGCCACCAGTTCGAGGTTCCGGTACGCGGCCTCGAGGAGCGTCTCTCTCTTGGAGTAGTCGCCCCAAGTCTGTGTGTACGGAGGCGGTGCTTCCGGTTCGGCACCGTACAGCTCGCGCCACACTCCGCGAATTAGGCCGAGGCAGTCCGTTCCTGCCGCCTTCACGCTCTCTTGGTGATGGTACGGCGTTCCTATCCAGTCGCGAGCTATTTCTACAGGGGTCATCACTTCGAACTCGATGTCGTGCTAGACCCGGTGTTGCGAGCAGACGGGTCGGGGTTGCGGATGACTGCGTCGGAGCCTGGCATTGCCGGGAAGCCCCTGAAGTTAACGAGGTTGTTGAACTTCGTGGTGCACATGCCTACGGTCTTCTGACAGCCGGCCGTCACGTTGAAGTCCCATCCTGCTTCGATCTCGAAGGCCGGTGCGTTCCATAGCTCGATAGTCACCAATCCCGCGTCCTTGACGTGGGCCTTGACGTCGATCGACGTGCCCGACGCCGGGCCGGACGTCCAGGTGAGTATGCCCTGATCGAACCACTTGCTATCATATGAGGCTATGCCGGTAGCCGAGAACGACCGTGGGGAGTACACGGCCTGTACCTCGCCGGCACCCCGGAACGTTGACGCGGTTAGGTCGATCTTACAAGCCGCGTCGCCGACTATCGCGTCACACGTTCGCTTGAAGGTTCGCGTCTGCGTCTGCCCGAGACGGGTGCTGAGGCCTCGCAGCTCTGCAGAGAACGCCAAGCCGGTCCGTTGCGTCTCTCCCGTGTACCCGGTCTGCTTGAGTATCCTCTGAGACACGTCTGCCCAGTTCACCCAAAAGAGCTCGACAAACGCGTCATCATACTTGCCTGCTGCCAGGTCATCTTCGTTGAGCGTGTCGCTCGACAAGGCGCCGTCGACGTTTAGGTTGTCAACTGCGAGACCCAGACTATGTTGCACCTGAGTGGCCGTGAAGCCCGAGGACGCAAGAAACGTGGTTCCCGCAAACGTGATATCTTCGTCGTGTTCGGTAAAGCCCTGAACGATACCGTCCGTACGAGTCACCCGCCAGCAGTAGCACATGGTTGTTGCTTCGCCGTCCAAGTGGTCTTGAAGAGCTGCAGATAATTTCTTCACTACCTAGCCCCATCATTGCCGTAAACTGTTTGCCCCCAGCCTCCTGTAGAATTATAAGTCCGGTTAGACGTAGTAGCAGTTAGCATGTTCTTTGCCTGAATTGTCGCCCGAGCCTCTCCGGCAACAAAAAGATCATTAGAGGCATTGTTTACAATGTCTGCATTGTCAACATAAGCGTCGGAAAATCCGCCACAATATACTCCGTATCGCAAATTTCGCGAAATTAAAGCTCCTTGCGTCCAGACCTGAGCGCCGTTGAGTTTTAATGCATCTTGACAATGAGATATATACAACTCGGGGCTGCCTAAGGCCCCCGGGGCAAAAAGTTTTCCACCATAACGACCTTCAACCCCAGCCTCATTGAAACCTATGATACCTACTTTCTTAAACTGGCTTGAACCCGAATATCTGTCCCCCGTTTCAGAGCCTAACACAACTCCGTCGGCATTCACGTCTGCCGCTATTAAAAGGTTTTCAAAAGCATAGACCGGAGACACGAGAGCTAAAGCTTGTCCTGTAGGACGCAAACGCGAAGGCCAGTAGCTTTCCCAAGCACTAAGATCGGTAGAATACGTTCCAGTAAGATTAGAAGCAGTAGGCTCAGTGCCAGATACGGGAGCTCCTCTGAAAATAATCTGATTAGAATTAGCTGCGTCAACTACCAAACTTTTATAGATATGGTCTCCGGGCTTAAGATTTATTATGACTATTTTAGACGGTTCAATGCGAGAAGCCGAAACCGCGTACCAAATATCTTGTAGGTTGTTAAAAAGCACTCCGGTCGTGCCTGTTGGGTGTAAGTCAATTATGGAATTATCAGCTATATATGCGTCAACTGACGTATTCAAGGCTGGAGCGGTAAGGGTTTGTTCAGCCATTGCACCAATAGCGTCTGTAGACTCTCCAGAAAAATGCAGAGCGTCCTTCATTGGCATAAGTCTAGTCCGCAAAATTTTATGAATATCAGGTCTTTTGCCTGAAAGCAACTGCTTCGACCATATCTGCTTGTCTGACTTGCCCGCCAGGTTTGCTGTGCCCATTTCAACGTCCATGAACAACGAAAAACCCCGGACAAACCAGGGCTGGTTGTCAATCAGATCGTCGATGATGGCATCTAGTTTTATGTAATATTCGTCAAGGGGCATATTCGAGTCAGACTCCCCTTGCGCAAATAGAATGTGAGCCTTAGTGGCCCCTGCGAGACTAAGTGCGGCCGGTACGTCAGTTGTTAGCGGCGTCCACATGTTTAGCGTCGGAGCCGAGTTTCCCTGCAGAGGTTCGTGCCAGTTGTCAATCGATAAGCCCCCTTGCGCGTTGTCGACCACAATAACTTCGACGCCGTATTTTTCAGCAATACGATGCGCAGTAGTCAGGCCCATGTCCGCAGCGTCTGGCGTGTTAAAAAAGCCATAAGTTGCTTCGACTATCTGATTGTTAGGCTGATCATACACTTTGACTAGGGAGTTGTACGCAGTTATACCTCCCGTCTCCCCCTTACCGACGGCATTCGACTGCCCCATTTTTACAAGAATGACCCGCCAGACCCCATCCGCACAAATTTCCGCAAACCAGGGCATTCCTGAACGGTTTGCAACTAACTCCCATTCAGTGGGCACAAAAGTTGCAGTTGTCGTAAAATTTGGAGAGTCATTTGAAGGAGCATATATATTACCATTATAGCGTACGGTGAAAGCCGGATCATCGACGAGTAAACCTGCCCCGAAATCTACTGGCACTTTGTAAGTTGCATTCTGCCGAAGGTCTTGCAATACTCGCGCTGCATTTTTGACTACATTCCCGCTGCGTGTTGTAACCGTACCGCTGGGCTGCCCGGCGTTTGGTGTGTCTGCGGCGTCGTTGACAATCTTGCCCAGTGTGTTGGCGTCAACGTCAATGTTTTCTAGCCGAGTAGTCAATTGTTCTAATGTTACGGGCATGATAGCACTCCAGGATAGACCACGTTAACTGTGTTGTCGAGTTTGTTAGCCAAATCAATTAGGGCGTTAAGGCCATAAACTGCTGCAATATCTACGGCATATTGTGCCTCGATAGGAACCGGTGCCTCTTGAAGCTTTAGTTCTCGTATCTCTACTGCTGGCACTGAGCCCGCCTCAAAAGCATCAATACTAATCATAAGACTGTCTGCATTAAACCTAACTGGAACGTCAAACTCGTAGCCCGCAGTAATTTTAGCGCCTGCGCTCGGAGGACTGAAGAAAATTATTAAGCCCTTATTTACTGAGTACAAATACTCGTCGGTCTCTGTCCCGTTTAGCGCAACTAATACGCTGTCTTCCACTAGTTTTGTAATCCTACGAGTGTAAAAAGCTGTTTCGGGGCCACCGTAAGTCTTGTAGACTTTGTAGACTGTGTTAGTGCCGTCTCCGGTACCTAGTACCTGATCTATGGCTGAAGGCTGAGCTTTTCCCCGGCTGCTTTTATAATCAAGCCAGTCTTTCCATCTAAAGCCATATAGCTGTCCGAAGCGTGCCTCCCAAAATTCTATTATTGCATGTAAATGTTGTACATTTCTAAGTCCGATGCCTGCATCGTACATACGCTTCGAGTTTGCTTGAGCCGCATTCCTCTTCTCGTGCCCTGACACGAGCTCGACGATGTCGGTCCTACGTGTCGGCCCGCCACTCGAGCCCTTGCTTATGTCGTCCGGGAACCGGACCTCGTGAAAGTCTGTCATCTTATCTCACCCTGTCTCCGCGTGAAGCGATCCGTTGCATGCGAGCAGCGATCTGAGCCTCTGACTGTCGGAAGCCTTGGACGTCCGGCGTCGAGATATTGAATACCACTTGACGAGGACCTCCGCCGCCGTCAGAGGGGTTCTCGCCTGGACGTGTGATGTTCACGCGCTCACCCGGTGACGCTCGGAACTGTACAAGCTGACTGTCAACCCCGCCTCCGCCGCCGACTGTGAAGCCGCCGCCCGTGGCAAAGCCTAGGCCTCCTCCGCCGCCACCGAAGCCTCCTCCTCCAAAACCCCCGCCGAAGCTGCTAGCGAACGACCCTAGGGCGTTCGTCAGGGGCTTGATGATTGCCTGACGTATGGCTATGCGAGCCAGGTCAGCGATGATGCTCTCTGCGAGGGACTTGAAGTCGAGCTTGCCGGTCGTCACGAACTCGACGAGTGCGTCCTCTGCGCCGCGGAAGGCGTTCGTAAGAGCGTCCTCGATCTGGGAGGCCACGTCGTCTATGTCGCGCTGTATCTTGAGCAGTCCGCGCTCGAAGCCGGAAGTGAAGTCCGTCTGGCTCTCGAGGAACTCGATGCGTACGTCTCGAACCGCGTTCTCGTACTCGTCCAGGCTGATCTTGCCTTTGTCGAGCAGTGCGGACAGGGCGTCGAGCTTCTGACCGTAGTCAGTCGCGGGACCACGGATGCCTTCGAGCAGTTCCTTCTGCAGCTTCAACGCGTCGTTCAGCTTCTCAGCGTCTTGAGCGGCTGCGCCGCTAGAGCCTGAAGCCGCCGTCGGAATGTTGATGCCCCCGGGGTTCACGGTCGGGATTGTCGGCGCGACGGCGTCTGCGACTGCTTCACCCCTGCGACGTTCTGCTATCTCACGAGCGCGGTCCAGTACGGCATTTGCCACGTCCCCGATGTAGTCTCGGTTCAACGCGTCGCCGAACGCTCCGGACACTGCTTGTCCTAGCTGAGCCGCGGCTCCAGCAGCGTTGTTCTCGAACTCCTCGAACTGTACGGCGCCTATGTCTACGCCGGGCAGCTCGTTGAGCAGGCCGATCATCTTGTTGACGCCGCTCTCGACCAGGCCGATGGCCCCGTTGAGGGCCTGAATGAATATGTCCTTCAATGCGTCCGGGAAGATGCCCCAAGCGGCGATGACGGCCTGTACGGCTCCGACCCAAAGCCCGATGTACTTGTTGACGACGTCCTTCGCGAACTCGAGGACCTTGCCTAGCACGTCAACGAAGAACTGGAGCAGCTCACCGAGGTATCCGCCCACGCTGTCCACAGTGCCATCCCACGCGTCTTTGAAGAACTCGACGACGGGGCCTAGCGCGTCGGTCACGAAGCTGAAGAGCGCTCGGAAGATGTCGAGCAGTGACACTACACCGTCGCCCGTCACGCTTATCTGGTCGCCGAACAAGACGAGGGCTGTAACCGCGCCGGCTATGAGAGCGACGAGGGCTCCGACCGGGTTGGCGATGAGTGCGACGGTCAGAGCTCGCACGGCGCCGGTGGCGCCCGCGGTTGCTCGGGTGAACGTCTTGCTGGCAGCAGAAGCTAGGGCCTGCGCCGTAGTCGTGGCCCCGAGTGCCTTCTCTAGGGCGACCAACTGGGTCACGGCCGTGATTAGAGCTCCGCCTCGTACGGTCGCGTAGTAGGCAGCCGTAGCCGCTGTCGCGACCTTCAGCAGGTCTATGATGTTCGACAGGTTGTCTGCGAGGAACCTCATGGCAGGCACGAGAGCGTCGGCTATCGCGGAGCCTAGCTCGATGGCCTCTACCTTTATCGCCGCCATGACACGGTTGAGCTGGAAGCCCGGAGAGTTGGCGATCTTGTTGAACGCCTCCTCAGTAGCTCCGCCCTTCTCAGCCATATCCTCTAGGATATTAGCGAAGTCGACGCCCGCTTGACCAGACAGAGCCATGACAGGTATGAGGGCCTCCACGCCACCGAACAGCTGAGCGAGTGCCTCCGTGCTGCCGCCCG